CCTGCAGGTGGAACTGCACCTAATAATGTTATTTGTTGTCTTGTGTTTTTATGTTGTAATATAAATTTAGGGATTCTTTCATCTTGAGGATACCCCTCATAACCTTCATCATATAGAAACAACTCTCCAGCTAGTGGGGCCACTACATAATCTTCAGTTATGTCTGTTATAAAATCTTTTAACTGAACACCGATGAAAAAACTACCCTCATTAACTAAATATTCCCCTTTACCACATAAAACATTATTATAACTATTATATGCTAATATATTATAATCATTACGATTTATACTGGACGGTAATACATTAATTTTATAAAAACATTGTTTTTGGGACCACTGGAATGATGTGTTGCTCATAATTCATAACCCTTATACTTTATAACCTCTTGCTGTGAGCAAGTTGGTTTTTGAAATTATTTCTACTTTACATTTGTTACCTAATCCACTATAATGAGTTGGACTGCCAGCAGCTTCATTATTAGTCCAATAAAGTGTATTATCAAGTTTAGTTGAAGTATCATCAACATCAGGATTGTACGAAGCTACAATAAAATACCATTCATCAAAATCAATTGGAACATTTGTTAATTGTGTAAAATCTTCCTCTAACCACATCCCATTATTTTTATTTGTAGTAGCAGATGGTAAGTGTGAATCTATTGTTCTGTCTGAATGATCGCCGTTAGGCCCACCTGACAGAGTTTCTCTTACTATTAATCTTAAATATCTTTCTTGATTTTCATCGATTAAAGTTTCTAATCTAAAACCTTGTGGCCCATTCGTTCTTACAGGATTGCCATAATTAAATAAAGTACCTTCACTTACTTTATCTTTAAATTTAACCCATTGTGTTATTGTAAATCCATCTGATTCCCATTCTTCTAAACCAATGTTTTGACCTTCTTGATTTCTTATAATAATGGCTTGATTTAAATTTCTTATCTCTAAATACCCAGGAGATTTTTCTTCATATTCTGGTCTCCCATCGCTATCCCCAACATATTCTTCTAAATCTTTTAAATAAGCATCTAATCTGTTTCTCAACGATTCAAGAGTTTTACCTTTATTTGCATCTGTTGCTTCATTCTCTAATCGTGTAATATAACCAGTTTGAGGATTATCACTTACACTACCCAATGGATTTTTTCCAATATCACTAACATCATCGTATTGAGCAGCTGTTTCACTCAATATCTGATTAAATTCACTGAACTCGGGAAGGTTTGGTGGAATCAATGCATTTATATCATTGAAAAGTTTATTAACTTTCTGTTGATTTGTAGTTTGTTGAGGTAATAATTCATAAACCGTTGTATCTAATATTTCAGCTGCTAATGCTGGGTCTAATAAAGTTTGTGTAGTCTGTATTTGTTGTAATTGAGTTCCGCCTACTAATGTAAGTATTTCAGTTCCTAATGGAGTATTTAAATAATATGTTGTTGTGTGACCAAAACATGAGTCTCCGTCTACTGCACTATTAGGCAGATTATTAATTTTAATATAATAATTTTGCGCATTTATTTGTTGGTCATTTTGTGAATTGCCTTCATATTTCAAATCAAAATCAAAAGATGACATATCTAATGGATCTGTATATTCTCCTGATATGTCAGTTGAAAAACATGTTGTAATATCTTCAATAAAATTATTATAATTCGGCGTATTATTATTATTAAAATCATTAGATGAAAAATAAACTGGTGTGTTTGTAACATCAGTACCTGTAGCAAATTGTCCTGATGTATCAATATAATTAGTATAATTTGATAACAATCCTGTATTGAGATCCGCATCTAATAATAAATTTTGTATTAATAAATCTTTTAAAAAAGTTTTAACCGCTTCTTTAGTTACCGTACTTGTTGTAGATGTAGCCATAACCTTAGTCCTTCACTATAAATTCAAAATCATCATCAAATATCTGTTCCTGTGTATCATTATACTTTAATCTATATAAAATCTTAAAAACTCTGTTAGTTTCAAACTCATCAAGTCGTTGAATAAAATAATTTGAAACTGAATCACAACTCATAGATGTATATGCGCTAAAAGGAATTATTGTTTCACCACTTGCTATATCAACAATAGAATAACTACCACTACCTTCTGCTATATAAGAACCTGTAACAGTTTGAACAGATGTTGTAAATGATTTTTGTATATATCGTTTACGCGAACCTACTCTAAATTTTACTGTTTCTGTAGGTTTGTATTCTTGTCTTAAACCTTTCATATATAATAGATTATCTGATTCTCCAGACATATCTAAAGCTTGTAAACTACCTGTATTTGAACCAGTACATGGTTTATGGTCATCCCATCTTACTTCTAACTTAGGACTAAATATAGTATTTGTTTGTGCTGAAAAGAACTTCATCTCACCATATTTTGTTTCTTCAGAACCTGTTACTATTTCGTGACTACCACTAAATCTTAACATCAATCCGTTGTTACCAATACCAGTAGATGCCTTTCCTAACCAAAAATTAACAATAGGTGTAACATTCATATTCACATCTGGAGATTCATAAGAAAAAGATTGTGTCGCGAAATATTCTGTAACATAACTACTCCCTAAAGCTTCTGAACCATCTGAATTACTCCAAGAAATAAATGTATCACCTCGTCTGTTGAAACTATATTTCCAGCTACTACCATCTGTTGTTCTTGGTGAGTCACCAAATTTACCAACACCTTCGTCCCAAGATTGTGAAACTGGATAAGCTGCTAGATTATATGTTGCAGATAAATTTTTGTTACCTTCTGATTCATATAATCTTAAATAATATTCAGGGTTAGTAATTTCATTATTAACTAAAGATGAAGATAATTTAGTTAAATCAAATTGAATTAATAGTCTTGTAGGATATAAAAATCCTTCGTTATAAAAAACTTTTTTTAATTCTAAAATTTGATCTTGTCCAAAATTTTGTTTAGTAAATGAATCACCGGTTATAATATCTGAACCAGATGAAATGTATGTATCTTGATTTGCTTTTATAAAATAATGCATTATCTCACAATTCCTTTTATATCTGAATTAGGGTTTTTTATTTCAAAGACAGCTGGTGTCATTGATGGTAATATTATATTTTGTTGTCCTGATTGAGCATAAACTGTTTCAAAGTCATATCTGTATCCGTAACCTGTAGAACCAGGAACATTGGCCGCTGTTGTTGAAGCAAACGCGCCATTGTAATAGACTGTATCATATAATGGTGGTGTAAAAACAGGAGATGAAGCATTATTTGTACTTCTATAATCTGATTTTTGAGTTATAGTTACATTATTAACAGAACGAACACCCTCAGTATCCATTAATAAATATTCTAAATCACCGACATATATTGGTTGTTTAAATGTCATTTTTTCAATCTTAAAATAATTTTTAATTTTATTTATACAATTTATTTTAACTTCAGCTCTGTTTGCTCTTCTATCAGATACAACATCAAATATTACACCAAAATGTATAATTTTACCATTTTGAATATTAATTTCATCTGTTAATATTCTAAACTGGTCTAAGTAATTCGGCAAATTAGTTGTCAATAAAGGATGATTAGCTTCAAATTCTACAAGTTGTTTACTATTGTTATATCCTAAAACATAAATATCTATCGATGGTATTTTACCAGAATTCCCTGCGTAATTACCATAAAGTTGTTCTAACGGATTTAATAAAGTTTGTATTGATGCTCCTGCTGCGCCCGACTCAAAAGAACCATCTATCAATATTGCATTTATTGATGTCATCAAATTAGTAAAATCACCACTATCTAATGTTCCAGAATCATCATAATCTAAAGCTGCTGCTGTTCCAGTATCAGAGGCAAATAAAGTATCAGACCTCTGTGCGTATGCTTTAGCAATGTATCCAAATTTAGCAGGTAAATTCTTTACTCTCGCTGTATAATCTTGTTCAGTAACACATCTGTTTTGTGTAGCAAAAAATGCTGATGCATTATTTCTAATTTCCTCTATCGTTTCTCCATCTGTTCCGCCTCTAGCTGAATTTACATTAGTAAACGATACATTCCTACTACTAATAGTGCCCGCCCCTGGATTGAGAACTTCAGTACCAGAATAATCGATTAACTCACCAGATGCGACATTAGCGTCAATCCCCCCACCAATTCTATAAGAAATAGTTAACGAAACATTTGATGGCGCTTCTCCCAATGTTGTTTTATCAGATGTTAAAAAAGGATTTAAAGCAGTAGGAACAACTTCAGCAGGATCTCCTGGTAATATAACACCCGCTGCATCTAAATCTAAAATATCTGTCCTGTCATCTACTTTACTTCTTAATATTCCATTACCAAAAACCAAACTAATTGTATTATCATCATTTATTTCAGTTGTAAATCTTTTTGGAGCATCTATATATTCTAATTTGTATGGTGCCGCTGTTGCTAATCCAACTATATTATCAGCACCTGTAGCTATAGTAGAATACGCGGTAGCTCTATCTCCATCTAAGTAATGTGTTTCAATAGGTACTTTATCTTGTGATAAAAAATCTACTTCATAGTATCTATTACCGCTAGGATTTATATCACTTGTTATATTATCGTAAACAGATAAAATCTCAATAACATTTGTTTCTGGTAATGTTAATTTTAAAAACTTTTCTGGTCTTCCTATTGTGAATGAGGATGTTTTAGTTTCACCTGATACCGCTCTTACTTTTCTTGTTAAAAGATATTCAGTAACTTGACTAATATCATTAGTATTATTAACTTTCGGTGTTGGGTCAGAAGAACTGCTAACTGAAAAATCTATAATATCTAATGTTTCAAATATTACATTTGTGTTAGTTGAACCTTTTAAACTTACACCTTTATTAATAATTAACGCATTTGAATAATCTGGTTTTCTAACATTACCTTCTTCAATTACTCCCACAGTTTGTGTTATAGAAATATCTGTGAATGCTGGTGTTGTAGGTTTTACTTTATACCCTAACATTTTTGCAATGTTTACTACATTCCTTCGTTCTTTCGCTAATGGTAACAACATTTCTCTATATTGCTGGTCAATGTAATAACTCAAAACATCACCGACATATGCTGACATTTCGATTAACATCATACCCGGTGATGTTTCATTAAAATCTTTATGTGTATCTGGAAAATAAGCTTTGGCGTAATTTATTAAAGTATTTTTTAAGGAAGCGAAATCTTTATTTAAATAATTAACATTTGTGTTTAAATTGCTATTTTCTGAATAAGGCATCTTATTCTCCTATTGTGAAATCTATTGTTTCAAAAATATTAGGGTTGTTATTAAAACTAAATTTACAAACAATATTTAAAGTATTCCTATTAGAATCATTTACTTCTAATTGAATTATATTTACGAATGGTAAAAAAGTTTTTATCGTATCAATTATATCATTTTTAATATTAATTTTTGTTTCTTCTGTAATATTTTCAAATAAAAATCTATCCAAACCCAACCCCAAGTTTGGTTGAAATAATCTTTCACCTTTTTTGGTTTGTAGTAAACATAACAAATCATTTTTAATACTCCCAATAGTCGTTGAAGTTGATGCAAAATATCCTTCGGGACCTTCTGATTTTCTTATCGGTAAATCAATACCTAAAAATACTCTACTATTTTCATCATCGATTAATTGTTTTGTTGTATCAAATATAGCCATTTATTAATATTCCAATTCAATTTTTGTTTTATCTAAAGTAACTAAGGATTCGTCTATATTCGATTCACCACTCGGGGATTCTTCTCCAACATAAGTGTATATTCTTGATTCCATGATACCACCATCACCACCTTCTTTGTCTAAATTCATTTTACTTCTAATTGCGCCGCCTTTTTCTACAACTTTAGCTACAGATTTTATAGCTTTTTCAAGTTTTTTTCCTGCTTTTGATAATTCTGGTATAGCTGGAGGAATTGGTATTTTAACACCAAAGGATTCTAAATTTTTATTCAACCCTTTAAATATATTTTCTAATTCAGTTACTAATTTTAATAATTTTTTAACTAAATCTATTTGAGGTTTATGAGTAGAAAATAATGTATCTACTGGCACATCTACTGGTATTTCTTCAGTAGTTGTTAGTTTTTCTATATTTCCCCTCGCTTTCATTTTCTTTATAGTTAAAGGTTGTTTTGTAATAAACTCTGCGATATGTGCTTCCATTTCCTCAGCGAACTTCGCTGTTTTTGGGTTTTTTTCAGCTCCAACTACATCTAAATAAGATTGTTCTATTTTTTTAGCTAATGTACCCACTATTGTTTGCCTGACTTTTCATAAGATTTTTTTAATACTTCTGAATAATCTTTATTCAAAAATTGATTCATACCAGTTTGTTGTTCTTGAGGCTGTTCATTATATGAATGTTGTGCTACTTCTTCTATTCTACTTGAATCATAGACACCATCTCCCATTGTTTGCCAATCAGTTGTCTGTGCTGTTTCATTCAACACATCATTCAAAACTGAATTAGATGAATAATGTTTTTTTTCAACTATTTTCTTTTTTACTTGTTTTTTTGGTTGAGTTGATGATAGTGCTGGCTGTTTCAATTCAGTAATTACCTCGTGTATAGCCATCGCTACTTCTTCTCTTACTATTTTTCTTATAAATAACTTTAACTTATTTGATTTCATATTTAACTCCTAAGATTCTAAATAAACTTTATTTGACAATATTTTCTCTAAATCATTTCTAACATCTGCAATTTCTAAATGCCCTGTGACTGGCATATTATTAATCATCACCGGCGCTATCGCTCCAGTACATATAAATTGCATACCTTCTAACAATGATAGCATAGATTCTAATACTATTTTTAATTGTTGACCTTTTACTACTGGTTCTGGTTCTTCAACTTGTTTCCCTAAATAAATAGTTTCGCTATCAATTTCTGTTTGATTATTAGTTTTTATTATTAAAGATTCTCCACATCCTATATAAGTATGTTTGAAACTCGATAAAAATATACTATCAGTTCTACTATCTATTGTAATTCTTTCTGAACGCATTAATATTTGGTCTTGGTCTGTTCCGTACTCATAATTATATTCTTCACCAGAAATCATAGTTCTTGGTGTTTCTTCATTTATCGATGTGTCGGAACTTAGATTAAATTCAAAAGGTTCAATACGATTTTTAAATAAACGAAAATCGTTTTCAAAATGAGCTCTGATTGATCCTTTGGATAATAATGAAATAACACTACCCTCATTTGTAGTTTCAGTAGATTTTAATTTATCCCTATTGTTTTGAATTATCATCAACGGATTACCATCACGCGCGCCTACTCTTATAGAATTAGCAAATCTACCTTCTATCATCATATCACCAGATACCTCGATATCAGTCCCATCTCCGTCTAAATCTTTATTAGAATATAATTTATTTAATCGTTCTACTTTAGTTAGAGGAAATATTCTCGATACCCCACTTTCATCGAAAAAATCTGTTGTAGAATTATATTCTAATTCAAAAGATGACAAAGTTTGTTTTTGGGTGTGTAAATGATCTATATTAAAATTTGGCGAATTGATTGTATTCACAGGGCCGAGATAATAATTTTGGCCACCTATCGTTGTTAATAAAACTTGGTCACCAATAATCGGGACATCAACGAAACCCCTTAAAAGAGGTTTATAAGTTTCTGTACTCATTGATTTATTTTGAGTAGTAGATTCGTAATGAGCATACGCTTCAATTGAATTGACTAAAGATTCTTTATAAAATCCCGCTGTTTCTTTACTTGTAAACACATAATGAACTAATCCTGGGACAAATTGTAACCAGACAGGTTGTGTTGTTCCACTAAAAAGTCCTGGTTGTGTTTCAATATCTGTGTTATAAACATATCTCGAACTCATTAATTACTCACATTTATTTGTTTATCATTAAAACTCTGTATATCATTTGCTGTTTCTTGTAAAGTATCTATCAATTCTTGTTTTTCTGAATCTGATAATACTAATGAATCATCATCCTTTCCTGTGGATTTTGTTAATATCCGCTGTACAATACTTGCTAACTTAACTAATTGCTCATCATTTTTTACACCGACTTCTAAATACTCTTTTATGATAGGTGCTAATAAAATGACATCATCAATCGTTGTTATCATTTTATTCATTTCTTTTATTAAAATTTCTATTTGTTTTCTTTTTTTGGAAGAGTTATCATATATATCCTTCGATAAATCTTCAAATGTTTTTCCTTCAAATATTGATTCAGACATATTGTTCTCCGTATATAATTTTATAGTCATATATAAATATAAATTATAAAAATTCTTCAAACAAAAAACCCTGATTAAAAAATCAGGGTTTAAGATTGGTATATTAAAAAAACTTACCTTCTGGTGGATTCAATGTATATTCATCATAATTATTTAATATTTTCAAATAATGCTGTTTAAATATTTTCACTACCTTTGTTATTTGAGAAGTTTTAACATCTGTCATTTCTCTTATTAATAAGTAAATAAATTTCTTATTATAATTTTCTATATCTTCTCTATTTTTAAATATTTCAAGTAAAGCATAACTTATCTGAATATCTTTTTTATTATTAAAAATACTGCTGATATTTTTTTCAAAATATTTTATAACATCGTTAGTTATATCTTTAAAGCGTGTTTTTGAAGTGTCGTCTATATACTTTTCTTTATCTAATATATCTAACTTATAATGAGATTTATATTTCTTATAATTATTATTGTTGTGTAATATCAAATAATTCTTAGCAACTACTGAAAAATAACTAAATGCTTTTGAACCTTTTGTATGGTCATACTTATGTATGTTCATAACAAGAAATGCTACTACTTCACATTTGACATCTTCAAATCCATAATCAAAATAACTGAATTTAAATGTATTAATAATATTTTCAGCCAACTTGTCAAACGCTTTGTGTATTTCATTCTGATAAATTTTATTTCTTATGCTATCATTCTCTGATGTATTGTATCTAACAATAGCATCTTGTACATCCATACCAAAATATATTTTACTTTTCTTTTTTCTCGGCATCTGTATTCTCCTCTGGTGTATTAAATAATTTATTCATAATAAGTTGTAATTGTTTTAATTGTTCAAAAAAGAAACCTGTTTCATCATCAGATTCATAGTGACCTGAATAATCTACTTGTTTCATCTTTTCCGACGCAAATTGTATTATTTGAGAAAATTGTAATATGAAATTTTCATATTGATTTATTTTATTTAATGCGTAATATATTACAACTGCACTAAAAATATTTATTAAAACTAATATTATTAAAATCCAAATCATACAAACAACTTATCAAATTCTGATTTTAATTCGTCAACATCAACTTTTTTCTTTTTAGGACTATCTACTTTCATTACTGATTCATCATTTCTATGTAACCACTGCTCATATTCAATTCGAGTAGTTGTCATATCAGCTTGATGTATAATGTGATGCATATTAGATTTTAATTTTTTCTCTGGATTGTATGATTTTAAATAAGGTATATTACCCTCATCATACATTCCATCAGCTAATTTAATACCTAACATTTCATTAATAGAAAATTTTATATCAAATTGACTTAAAATCCAGATACCTCTATCTGGTGGCGACATATATTGAATATCAGGATTACTAACATAAATCTTACCTTGATTTATACGATGCCATTCTGATGAATTAGGAATGTAATTATCATTTTCTAAATCACCCACTTTACCTAAATCGTGATGTAACGCCGCAAAAATTAATTCTTCTTCTGTATAATCATCAACATATGCATCATTATCTTTCCAAATCTGATAAAATAATTTTGAATACTTAACGATGTTTAAAATATGTTGAACATAACCACCTGGTTCACATAAATGAAAATGTTGTTGACCAGAGGCTGGAGCAAACATCATCCTATCTTTAAAGTGTTCATACATTTTAAGTAATTTAGTTTTTCTTTCTCCTGAAAATGTAGATTCAATTATCTGAGTTAATTTATTCCAGTTATCTAAAAGTTTTTCAGAGTTCATATTTCTCCTAATTTATAATTTAATTATTTATTATATTATTATTATATTATATAAATTGTAATATCATTATACAAATAGATAATAATATTGATATAGCAGTTTTTAAAGTTATACTTTCTCCTAACATCCAATATGTTATGAACGGAAAAGTGAGCATACCCGTAGCAAAGCCTAATAATCTAACAGACCATATATTGCCAAAACCAACATAACCATATTTAGTTGTTAACCAAAAACCATATGTTATAGGGATACCTAAAATACAAATAATGAATGGATTCTCTTTAGACCATTTCCAGATTAATTGTCCGTTGAGTTGAAACCATACGAATATTTGCAATACAAAAAGTAACGCTATAGTTATTAATTGATTTTTGTTAATAATATCACTCCAATTTATAATTGTATAAATAATATACTACACTTTTAATGCGTGAGTCAAGGCTTTTTATTTTATTTGTAAATTATATTGAGTATCCAAGGATCCGTCTGCAGGTAATTTTGCCTCTTCCATATTTACCCATTTTGATATAGTTATTTCAGCATCAACATCTGTTAAATCAAATTTATTCTCATAACGAGCTAACAATTTTGATATTAACTTATGCCTAACAATATCTTTAGTAGTAAACATAGATAAACCAACACCTCTGATTCCAGCGAATCTTCTGATTGAATCATCTAACCCATTTACACCTCGTTTATCAGTTTGTTCCAAGTCACCTGCGATGATGTATTTAGAATTTAAACCAAGTCTTGTTAGAAACATCT